ATTTGATTAGTAACCGATGCTATATCTATTACAAGTTGAGCATTGGCAACGGTTAGCGGTACATTGTGTGGCGTTTATTGTGGCACCACCCCCCTGCCCCCTTGATTTTAAGGCGCATTGGGCACCCCTAAGGGGGTAATTCTACCGCCATGATATACGATAGACCCCTCGGATTTTTTTGGTAAAACTTTTAGTGATACTCCCGACCACCTATAAGCTCACCCATATACTCAGCTAACAGTTCTTCCTTAAGAACATCTAGCATCATATAGACTTCCTTGTGGTCAGCATTGGATGCCATCTTAATGTCACCCTCAGACTTACCTATAATGACAAAGGAATCAGATTTAAGTAATAGTTCAGTAAGTTCATCCTCTATTGTAGGACGAATGTTAGTCACTTTAGCCACCATATAGGTACTCCTTAAGTTATCTATAGTTATCTTATAGTTTTATCTATAGAGAATAATACTTATACATCTCCTAAATAATCTTATTCCATAGTCCTCTTTAGGGTATCTATAGTATCCTCCTACCTTATATGGTGGGTATTAATTTATGTAGATAAATCAACGTCTTAGGCTAACCCAATTATCTCTCTTTTGTGGTCTTCCTATAGAGCTTGTCATAAACTTATCTAACTCTTCTTTCAGAAGGTCATTCTTATGGTCCTGGACAGCTTTGAGGATGTCTCTATCCATTGTCTCTACCCAGTAGCCCACGGCTATAGATAAGGCATCAAGTCTATCATCATGTATCAGGGAGCCTTTATCTCTAGTTAACCTAGTAAGTTGATAGAAAAGTTTATACTTAAGGTCTACCTCAGACTGATAATCCTGTAGGATAACCTTATCGTCTACCACTAGCCTATGTTGGTTTAGGATAGGCTCTAGGGTATCTATCATCCTTTTCTCTTTACTGGTGTTGTGTCTTACTTCTTCTATAGAGCATGGGTGTACTCTGGATAACACAGGCTTAATTAGCTGTGTAAACATACCGTCACCGAAGTTACTCTCTACGATAATCTTATTGACCTTCTGTTCCTTAGCTACCCTACAGAGAACCTCTAGGCTTTCATCTGCATAGCCATTCTGTAAGCCACCTGCTGCTGTTAGGTACAGTTGTCCCTTAAGCATCTTCACTACGGTGTATGCTGTCTCATCCTTACCTCTACCTGCGGGGTCAATAGACATCACTGAGCCATCCCATTTAGCTGTCTCTGAAGAGATATTCATGGGGGCTGCCCAATAGTCACCCTTCAGTCCAACATTAGGGAGTTGCTTAACGCTTTCTATCTGTTCTCTACCAGATGCCCACTGGACACTGACAGGGGCTTCAGACCAGCTACTAGGGCCAGACATAACCATAAAGTCATTTATCTTCAGAGGGTACTTATCGGCATCAGACAGAGACACATCAAGCATAAACTGTAAGGCAAAGCCTGACTTGCCATAGGATGCCTCACGTTCTATCAGGTCATCACTATCGAATCTCTCTGGGTCTGTAGGTTGTCCCTCTACGTCAGCCTCATCAGCCACTATAGGAGCTAGTTTATACCCCATAGCATTCTTGAGTCTGTCATCAGGGTACCTAGCAGGCCATATACGGGTCTTATAGCCACGTTCGTCTAGCAGGTTATAGATAGACATCTCTGTTTGTGGAGTGCCTAAGAAGATGATTCTGCCCCCTGGTTTAAGGACAGCCTCAAATTCCTTAATGGTCTCTGCTAGTTTGTCTCTCATCATTTGTGTCATAGAGTTATTAGCTGACTCTACGTCATCGGCAATGATGATACCTGCACGAGACCCTGTAAGTTGTCCTGTGATACCTAGAGACTTCACAGAGGGTGCGTGAGAGGCTTTAGCGGGAGCTACGTCAAAGGATATCTTAGACATTCTTTGTCCATCTCTGGGCTTTAGGTGAGCCAGAATGGGCATCTCATGGATGAGGCGCAGGGTAAAGGTAGAGAAATCATCTGCCCGTGTCTTTGAAGCTGATACCACTAGTATGTTTTCTTGTGGATTTAACAGCAGTTGGTGACAGACAAAGGCTGATGTTATCCATGATTTACCAACACCACGGAATGCTTCGATAACTATCCTGCGCTCATCAGCGTTCTGTAGGTAATCGCTTATGTCGTATTGTACTGGGGTAGGATTAGGTAGGTTTAAGTGCTTCCATGCTAAGTATAGAAAGTTTTTGAAGTCCAATATCTGTTTGTTTACCACGCTTTACAGCTCCAATATTTTGCTTTGGTCTTTGGCCCTGGGTTGTCACATCCATGTCTGGCCCTGAAGTTCTTTCTTCTGCCTTTATTGTTTTTCTTGATGGTCATGTTAGGGTCACCAAACATCACCTTCTTAATCTTTGCGCCATCCTTGACGTAGACCTTAGACTTCTTCCTACCACTTCCAGGCTCCCCCTTAGAAATCCTAGAGGGGCTGTTTAGCTTAACTGTCTTGCCCTGATACTTAGCCATAACTTACCCCTTCTTCTTAGGCTTAAAACCACCTTTCTTAGCTTTCATCTTTGCGTAAGTCTTAGGGTCAATCGTACTGTTTTTCTTAGAGCGACTGATGCCCTTCTTCTTTCTTATCTGCATGTTTCTATATAAAGACATAATGAATCCTTACTGTAAGTGTGTTGTGTCTGCATCAAATGGTAAGTCTTCTAACAGTTGTGCTAGAGCATTATCATCTGTAGGTATAGCCGTAACGTCATTGTCCTTGAGGAACTGACGGGCTACGTTTAGTTCTGCTGATTTACACTCAGGGTCTCTTATCTTCTCCAAGAGAACTGTAGCTAGTATCTCATGCAGCTCTTCTAGTTTAGAATCTCTCTTCATCTTATCTCTCCCGTTGAACGCCTTTAGCTTTCTCTACTGTTCTCATTGCGCCTAACCCAAGCATACCCATCAGTACAGGCATCATTTGTGTTAAATCAAGGATTGGAACCACAATCGTAGATTCAGCCAGAGCAAGCGCAAAGTTTGCCAGTGGGATAACCATAAAGTTGCTCGCCATACCAAGGACACATACCCATCCCACAGCAGGACGCCAGCCCGCAACAAAGAGGCTTTTATGTGCCGCTTCTTTCTGATTGACAGCAATCTGTGCTTTCGCAAGCTCCTGTGCATGCCTCTCAGCCATAGTTGAAAGTTCAAATGCAATAGCATTCTTTTTGTCTTTGTCCTCTATGAATTTGTCTAGTAATCCCGAAACGGGGCCGATTAATTGCTGTAGCATAATGCCTCACTTGAGAGGGTTAGAGAGGTAGTCCATACCACTCCATAAGTCCTCTATCTCTTTGGTTAGTTTCTTCATCCGTGTATCTATGTCACCCATGCTGTCAGCTATAAGTTCACCTTGCTTAACAACAGCCTTCATAGACTCTATTTCTTTAGATAGCTCAGAAAGCTCTGTATTGAGTTCTAAGAGCTTTTCTTGTTGGGTTAGTATGGTCTCTAGGTGTGTGCCTAAAGTGGCTAATTTCTGTGTTAATGGAGCTATATCAGGTATCTTCCTAGACTCCACAGCCTCAAGCCTTGAGTACAGACTGGAAGCTGTCCAGACCGTACCCCCGATGCTTGTACCTATCGTCAACACTATGGCTATCCATACGCCTTTAAACGAGGTCTTCCCTATCTTTAATTCAGTGTTCTCTAGGCTCATATCTCACAGTCCACTTCGTTCATAAAGCAGTTGTAATTCACTGGGCTTGTCTTAAAGAACTCTGACTCACTACCTGCTGCTAAGATGTCAGCCTCAGATACATATAGGTCTAACCCAAAGTTCTGTCCATTCAGATACACTGCTGTAAGGTTTCTTGTTGTATTATACCCCATAGCAACCCACTGCTGGTTAGCGTTATAGAAGATGTTTGTCTGTTCAGCAGTTGTGTTAGCGTTCTCGATGCCTTGCTCTAGGAACTCCACAGCTTGCTCATTACCTGCCACCGCTAGGTAGGCTGAGGCATTGTTAGCGTGTGTCTCTATGTCATCGACAGCCTGGTTGTATGTGTCTACTTCGCCTTGGTCTATAGTTAGAACCTCAGCATTAGCTGTAACAAAGTTCTGCACATCAGCTTCTTCTTGAGGTGACGATGCAGTCTCAGCCATCTCAGTGACCTCAATGACTTGTATCATGTCCACAACAACTTCTGTGAAGGTGTCTATGGCATCATCCATAAGGTCTAACTCGCCCTGAGCTTTCTCTTCTAGGACAGCCTGTAAGTCACCAAAAGGCTTATACTCAGACATGCCATAGAGTGCAGCATTGTATGCTTCTAGTTGCTCTGTAGATATGTGTGCAGTTTCTGAAAGGTTACCAGAGGAGAGTGCGTCACCTTGGTGTGCATACTCTTGAGCAGCACCTACTAGCATGACCCCTTTTCTAATCTGGTCTACTATGGCACTTGAGGTGTCTATTAAGTTATCTAGTTCATCTGATTGAGCTACGGAACTTAGCACTAACAGAGGTAATATCATCTTCTTCATCTGTAGCTTCTCCTCCTATATTAAGGACAGTGTTGTACCAATCTTTAGTTTCTTTGTTGTAATCTGGAATGTATGTTTCAGGCTGACGTTTCATCACTAGGAATGCCCTCTTGCCTACCACTAGCTTACCGTTAGATAACACGGGGCATGGCGTACCTGAGACAAACATAGCTTTCCATACGTCAATGCTTTGGCATAACCTGGCTACCGCACTAACTTTCATCCCTAAGTCTGACAATAGCTTTGCGTCCCTGCGTCTATCACAGTTAGGGTCTACTTCGTATGAACCGCTTGATATACCTACGCCTACCGTTTGGAGAGAACCACCAGTACCCTTTAGACAGGTGTCCATTCCACTGGACATATATGTGGGTGATATAGCTGACCCTACAGGTATCTCACTAGAAGAACCTGCACCGTTGTAATTGTTAGTTACTGAGTCATCTGTGGTGGTGTTATTGGAGGAAACTGTGGAGCCCTCACCGTTAAAGGTATTTAGGCTGCCATCTTGTTGGTTGTCTGCGTAGGTGAAACCAGATATGAACAATAAGAGTAACCAAGGCATCTACCTCGGTGACCCCTCATTTAACACACGGTCAACTGTGTCTCGTATATGACTTATGTTAGCGTCAATACGTGCTAGAGAAACCGCCTGTCCTTGTACGAGATTCTCTAATTGTGACAGTCTAGCGTCATGCTGTGTCACTTGTTTTGTATTGGCTTCAATGTTTGAGTCTAACTCAGCAAAGAACCAAACGAGTGCTATGGCTTGTGTAGCGAGTGCAAACACAAATGTTACAGGGACACTCTTGTTTAAGTACCAGGAATCTTTTGACATAGTTAAGTGTCCTATTAGTTAAATTTTATACCAGCCGTTAATTATTATCCTAAAGCCACTATCACTTCCAGTAGGAGTATCGGGGTTATCTATAATAATTTGACCATTCGTTTTTAATTCAATGTAATGAGCATAATCCCCTTGGTAAGTTATTGTATTTGTTTGATAGTCTTGATGCGGTCTATAATCAGAGGCAGTTGTCCAAACTATTTCACCTGAAGAGGGGGCGCTACTTTTGTATGCACTTAGATTATAAAAAACAAAATCATTAAATTTAAAAACCCTATTATGATTTAAATGATTTACCCAGTTGCTACTCAATGTAAAACTTGAAGTTATATCAGTAACGGCTAAACTACTTGCCACCCCATCCAGATGGTCAAACTCAGTGGTTGTAACGCCTGTTGCCTTTAAGTCTTTTGCGTAGTTAAGGTCTGCTACATCCCCAGTAAACCCGTCAAGTTTATTTAGTTCAGTAACAGTGGTAGTTGTTCTAGCTAAATCTGCTAGGTTTCTTGCTTTTGACATTCTTCATTATCCTCCTGTTCCGCTAGGCTCTCCGTAAGAGAGCTACCGTAAGCAGAAAGGAGGACATTGATTTCCTGCGCCCTCATTTCTAGCTCAGCTAAGTCTTGTCTCAATGAGTTGATACGCTGAACCTGGGCCACTTGCGTGGCACTCAGGTCTTCTTCCGTGTACGTCTTGTCATCAATAGTAATCATTACCAAGGTGTCCCTACTAGTATTGTTGGAGATGCTTGTTCTGCTAGGTCAGCGTCTAGTGATGCTTCTAGTGCTTCTGTATCGATAGCACCTTGTACCCAACCGATTACTGTTTCTTCTGTAAGGCTATCATAAGCTACATAGCCTTCAGCAGATGAGTCAGGAGTAAAGCTAACTGTACCATAAGAACTAGCTACGTTTTCGCCAGAGGCTTTATTTACCCGCCAGTGTGCTACGATAACCCCACCGTCTGTGTTGCTTTCTAATGTTGATATTGAAAAGTTCATAATGCCCTCTTATATGGCTGATATTATAAATGCTAGTAGTTCGCTATAACGAACACCAAGTTTAGTTACTTCTGTTGCTCCTTCAGGTGCTTCTTCTTGAGTAGGATAAGGCTCACCCTCATACTCATACCAAGTATCAGAGCAGAACATAGCGTATCTTCCTGCGTCTAATCCTTCAGCTTCAAATGCCGCCTGTAGGTCTTGTGCGATTATACCAAAATGTATACGAGCATTGTCACCTTTTTCAGCAACTGCACTAATAAAACGATACTTACGCAATAAACCTTTAGCGGCTACAGCTACTCTTGTCTCTGCATCACTTAACGCTTCAATGTCTTGCTTCTCAGTTCTATCTGAAGTGTTGATAGTGCTATTAGTAGCATACACAGTGTTCCATTTAATAGCCGCAGTACCTAAGTTGGGAACGCCACTGTTGCTTGCCCCAGTATTAGTACATGGGTAAACACCGTTATAAGCGGATGACCCTGAGTATACGCAACCAATACCTGTTCCACTAGTATGTGCAATGTATGGATTTGAGAACTGCCCACCTGCTCCATTACTGCTTAGACCTATAGCACCACGCAATGTAACTGGGTTTGGAGTATATGATGATTTATTATGTAAGGTAATCATGTACCCAGAAGCAGAGCCAGTCGTGCCATTATTAACTAACGACATCATTTCATTGCCAGTAGAAGTAGTTTTAACACCTTCTATTCTACAAGCTGAGGAGTTGACAGGTGCATTAACTCGTAGCTTATAGCCAGTTGCGGAAGTCCCAATGCTTGCACCATCTGAGTAGCTTCTGCCAGATAGGTGTAGGTCTTTGAAGCGAAGACCAGACTCGCCTAAATCAGCAGTATTGTCAGAATCTGAACCGTTTAGTCTAGGTACAATAGAGCCACTACCAAATCTTAACCCTAAGTGACTTGCTTCACCGTCTATGTAAAAACCGCTAGACTGTATACCAATAGACCCTACAG